TTCTTCGTTTAAATTTATAGTAAATGCGGAATCTACAATACATCCGTCAATATGGACGCCGTAATCTATTTTCATGACATCGCTAAATTTTAGAACAGAAACGTCTTTATAACTCGGCGTAAAATGTGCAGCTATATTATTTACCGAAATGCCTGTTGGAAATGCTATTCCATTATTAATATGTGTTAGTTCATTACATTTATTTAGATTACTCATTTCATCTGCTATTTTAGTTTCTATTATTTTGACTATATCAATATATTTGATTCCTTCTGTTAAATGTGGTGTAATATAGTCACGGACTCTCCTATGGATTTCTCCAGCTTTAATATATTTATCTATATTTTGATCCATTATTTACTTATCATTTCTAAATTATACTTAAATAGATTATAGTTTAAATAAACTATTTTAATATTATAGTTTTAATTAAAATATTTTATTATAGTATAAAAATGAAGAGTAGAATTAAAAATAAGATGAGAGGAGGTTCGCCAGCATATGATTATCATGTGGCCGAAGGATTTTTAAATAATGAAGCAACAATACTTAGTAATATGGGTATAACACAATTAGAATCAGGTCCTGTTGAAAATTATGCTAATTTATATCAAATTTCAGGAGGTGGAAGACGAAGACGGCGTCGGAGTGGGACTCAGAGAAGAAGAAGAAGCGTTCAAAAATCCAGAAGAACATCTAAAAGAAATACTTCATCAAGACAAAAAAGATCAAATAAACGATATGGATCTCGCAGACGTGCTCGCAGCCGTACTAAACGTTGTGGTTGTGGGAAAAAAAAATAAATAAACTAAACTTTTAAAAAAGTTTTAACAAAATAAACTAAACTTTTTAAATCTAAATAATTTTGATTTAAAAAAAATATAATTAGAATTAATATATGGTTGGAAGTAATATTCAGTTATTTGCTATTGGACCTCAAGATTTTCATTTAACCGGTAATCCACAGATTACTTTTTTTAAAAGTGTTTTTAGAAGACACACAAACTTTATGAAAGATATCCGGAAAATTAATTTTTCAGGTGATTCTCCCACATTTGGGTCTACAGATATAATCGCTAAAATAAAACGCGATGGTGATCTGATAAGTAACATTTATGTTGAAGCCACTATTACTGGCACTACAGATAAAATTGGAGCTTATACAGTGAACCATTTTGGAAACAGTCTAATTAAAAAAGTAGAAATAGAAATTGGTGGCTATGTTATAGATACCCACTATTCTCAATGGCTCCAAATTTACGATGAATTAACCCAAGATATTTACAATAACAAACAGAGCAGTAGTGGTCTTAAAGGTGGTGTTTACAGTGACCTTAATTTCACAAGCGATTTAGATCCTACTGAATTCAATTCAAACAATCGCATTAATGCCGATAATCCTCTAGTATTTGGTGGTTCACGTAAAAATGAAAACATATCGTGTGGAACAGGTACATACACTAAAAAATTCATAGTTCCACTTAACTTTTGGTTTACTAAAGATCCAGGATTATATTTACCGTTGTGTGCCATTTACAAACATGATATTAATTTAAAATTTACGATTGAAGATAAACATAAATTAATAGGCGACTCAACACATATTACTTCTCTAACCGGGTCCTTCAAAGTCTACGGTGAATTTTTTCATCTTGAAGATGAAGAAAAACGGCGATTTAGTCAATCAAATCATGAGTATATTATAGAGCAAGTTCAATTAAATAATAATGGTCCAAATAAAACATCGGATACAGTTGATAGTAATAATCAACTCGTAAAAATAGATTATGAATTGAATTTCAAACATCCAATTAAATATATGGCATGGGTTATAGTAAACGAAGGGGCTAACTCTATATCACTATCAAATAATTCAGGACAAGGACCATGTTATTTTGTATCACAATGCTCTAACTCTATTTATGGTAATGATGCGAATGATGGAAATGTTGAACTTTTATTAGATGGTGTAGAAAGAGAAATGGAATTACCACTATTTTATTATACGCGCCTATATCCACAAAAATATTGTAAAAGTGTCCCCGAGCTTGATCGTATAGGATTATATTCGTTTGCATTAAATCCTTTTAAAATAGAGCCTTCGGGAACCTGTAATTTCTCAAAGATTAACGACAAAAATATTAAAATAGCTTTTGCCAATAATAATACAATTAATATTATTGATAAAGACATATACTTTTTTGGAGTCAATTATAATGTATTAGTTATCACCGATGGTATGGTGGCTGTAAGATACACTTAAAGCTATTTTACAGATAAATCTTTATATCTTAGTCTTATTCTTAGTACAACCCAAATAAGGGACACACGATGCACGCATAGTAAATCCTTTTATTTTTTTAGATAAACATTTTTTTTTTGGATATTTACGTGGTAATTCAAATATTTTAGTGTTTTTTTTACGTATACATTTTTTATCTGTTTTTTTAGATTTACAACAATTCACTAATTTTTGTTTTTTTTTCATATATATATTTAAAGATATTTAATACTACTATTACAATGAATAATCAAAAATTAAACGATGCAACTTCTGCTGTAACAGCAATTAGTCATCAATTGTTAGATAATTTTCGTGATATGGGACACGATATAATTAATAATACAGTTGGCATGTCAGTTCCAATTATTAATACTATGGTAAATACAAATATAAATGTTCCCAAACAATTAGATACAATCAATTATTATAAAAAAGAAAAGGGAAATACTATATTACTTCTTTGCGAATTACCAGGTGTTTCTAAAAAATCGATGACTTTAAATTATAGTAATAATGTGTTACGAATAGGTGGACATACAAAATGGGATGATGAGTGGTTAGACATTGCAGATAAAAAATATTACCGTGAAATTAATGTAGGTAATATTGTTAAAGAAACTATTAAAGCTAATCTTGAAAGTGGTGTTTTAAGAATAACATTACTTAAAAATTGTGTTGAAGATTTAGAATCAAATATTGAAATAAATTAATATATTTTAATCAAAGTTAAGAATATAACACTATTTATAAATTATGGATAAATTTATTAAAAATAATAGGGTGTGTGTAGTATATTTTACAAATAATGATTTTCAGGACTTAAATAATAAAATAGGTTGTTTGAAACAATCAATAGGCGAATCTAAAATTATGTTTATTGATAGTAATGCAGAATTAGATTTGATAGATGAATTAAATATTAAAAGTGTTCCGTTGATCCATATCTATAAAAATGGTAAATTAATAGAAGAAATATTTGGGACTTACACTAATATATGTGACATAATCAGATTACATTTTTAAAAAAAATTTCTAAAATCATTTAAAATCATTTTAAACTATTAATATAATGAATATTAATGATATAGTTGAAATTCGCACATTCGATGATGGTAATCAGAGATTTCAACATTACACTAATAAATGGAAAATAATGGAAAAAATGTATAATGGTGGAAAACTTAAACTAATGAATTGCGATCAAAATGATATTATTATTAATTCTATTTCAGCCTGGAAAACAAGAATAATGATAAAATTATTAGACAAAAGTTAAGTTTCCATCACGTTTATAAAACGAAAATGTAAAATAGTCTTCTTTATCAAATTCTATAATTCTAAGTGGATACGAATATTCATCTATAATTTTTATATAATTTTTACATATTATCAATTGAAAATTATTTGGTAATGTATCATCAAGTTCTAATATAAATATTTTTAATAATTTCTTTATTTTAATATCACATAATTTGTATAAATTCGGTGAATTACTAAACATTTTTAGTAACACCGATATATTTAAATGAAATGCTTCCGTTTCATTCATACAATGACTACATATTCCATATTTGTAATACTTAGTATTATTTTTGGTTTTACAAATAAGACATATTTTAGTTGGTGGAAAAGATTTTAGGGGGTTTTCTTTTTTAGATTTAACCAATAAATCATAATGGAATTGGCATAAATACAGTTTAGAATTTGGTATAGATTTTTGACCACATATTCCATTTACCGAGAATCTATTATTTAGTGGTGCTAAACAATATGGCATATAACATTATATTATTTTTTTATTTAAACTAAACTTTTAACAAAAGTTTTAACAAAAGTTTTAACAACAGTTTTAACAAAACTAAACTTTTTTATAAAAAGCTTTACCAAAACTAAACTAAACTTTTTTATAAAAAGCTTTACCAAATTAAAGTATTTTTGCTTTACTTTTTCTTAAAAAGTATTTATAAAAAGCTTTACCAAATTAAAGTATTTTTGCTTTACTTTTTCTTAAAAAGTATTTCTAAAAAGTTTTTTTTTTCTTCATGCTATTAACAAATATGACATGGAGAAATATACAAGCTAAAAGTATTAATAACAATATAATAAGTAATAATTCTGTCATTATAATTAAAAAAGAAAATAGTTATATATATTAATGATAAAAATAGTAATACTCATTTTAATAATAGTAATCATACTTTGTTGTGTTAAACGGTTTCGTGAGTCATTTAATTCTAAAGATATTACTTATTTGAATACTAAGAATGTTTGTAGCATTTTAAAAAATATCGATTACAAATATAATAAATTAGATATAAAGTTACGCCATATCCCACCTGAATATCATGGTACTATTTATAAGTTTTATTGTGATCATTTACTAGATTTCACTAATCTAGATAAGAAATTATTAGGATGGGTTATTGACGCCATGAAATCAAAGCTACCAAAAAACCTATTATTTATTTTTGATTATATTAAATTCGCAAAGTTCCTGAATAATGTAGAAAATGGCTTTCCACACACTAATTATGATGTCATATTTATAACCGACAGTTTTATATCTGAACTTTTAGGATATTATAATAATAACAATATTGATGGTGCTATAGAAAATATTGGTGGTATTATAGTACACGAATGCGTCCATGTTTTGCAGCGTAAGGAACCTGAAGCATTTAATCAATTGTATTCTAATTATTGGAAATTTGTTAAGGTAAGCAAGATTCACAATAACGAATCAATTTCTAAAAAAATCCGATACAATCCTGATGGTCCTGATACTAACTGGGTCTTCTCTTTTAAGGGGAAACACATTTATATATTGAGTTTGTATGATAAGGATGCTACTAATATAGGTCAAGTTAATATAATCGGCATCTATGTTGAAAAAGCTGGAGATTCTTATGTTATCCCGAGCGGTGCAAAACACCATAAATTAATAGATATAAAAGAATTCACCGAGTATTTTGAACACTTATACGGAAATCACTACCATCCAAACGAAATAAGCGCCGAGCTTTTATCCATTTATTACTTAAAGGCGATGAAAATCTCGCACAAAAATTACACAAATATTGGATATAAAAATATGCTCGTTTGGCTGAATAAATTCATTTAATTAATTTCTTATGAATAAATTCATTTAATTCATTTAATTAATTTCTTATGAATAAATTCATTTAATTAATTTCTTATGAATAAATTCATTTAATTCATTTAATTAATTTCTTATGAATAAATTCCTCAAGTAATTTTTATAGCTTTGCTGAATAAATTCCTCAAATGAATAAATCCATTTAATTAATTTCTTATGAATAA